TGTGATAAATCCCGTCATTATCTTTGAAGGATTCGCGCTGTAATCTCTTGCTATATTTAAAATCAAGCTTAGTCATCTTATTATGGTCATATAATTTCATAATAATTGTTTGCAACGGAGCATCCCCCCAACGGCAATAAAAGACGCTACCGTTTTCATTTATTTTATTAATAATATCTGTAATCTCAGGCGTCTTCCATATTTTCGTTTTCATAACAAAGAAATTATTATAGTACATTACAGGCATTGCCATATTAACAGAATTACTCTCATATTCCTTGTTATTTAAGGCCTGATATAGCTTCTTGAACTTTGAAAAATGCGGGCTCCCGCCATCCAAAGAATGCTCCATAAATAACTCGGATAACTTGTCAATCTTGTTAGGCACGGCGCTTTCAAAGAACTCCTTCATACCGTAATTACATATGCTACAATCAACGTGTATAAGATTAGACATATAATTGTGATCCTTCTCTTCCATCATTTTAAATATATTGGTATTTATGGGCTCCTCAATTATACTGTCGTCATCCAGGCGCATAACATAGTCATATTGGTCGCAGTATTTTATAAAGTGGTTTATCCAAAAATTACACATCAGCCTATAATTTTTATTTCTCCAATAAGGAACTGGCGCCGCCTCTAAGCATCTATTCAATTTATCAGCATCTATATTAGCAGGCAGCTCAAAATCGCTACCATCTATTTTTTTGAAATCTACCAAATATCTATATTCTTTCCTTATAGAGGTAGTTATCTCGCTAATAGCGTCAATATCGTAATCCCCTTGATGCAGAATAATAACAGGATATTTAAAGCGGGCATTAAAGTTTCTAAATAAAAAATACAGCGAGGTTTTCAGATATATCTTGCGCTCAACAGTATTTTGGGTTAATATTAATATTGCCGATTTGGACATTTAGTTTATATATAATTATATATGTGCTTATATTTGCTTATATATTGATTTTATCATATAGATTATATTTATTATATAATTCATATTTTTCCATATCACCGTGTATATTATTGCTATTTATAATAAGCGCCGCACTATAAAGTGTAATATCACATTCCTTGTTTTTATTGATATATATAGGGTAATCTATAATAATTAACTTATCATCTAATCTCTCAAAGATAGCCATCTCCTTATTAATATAAAAAACGATTCTATCTTTGTTTATTGTCAATCCCATAAAGATTACGGGATCCCGCAGAATATCCTCGGATATATCTCTAATATAATATTTATTTGAATTGATATCTAAGACAATATCATAGGTCTTTTTATTATTTGACGAATAACTATAGATATCGCTGCTGCCGCTGCCTCTCACATCGCTGCTGCCGCATCGCATATCATTTAATGTTCCGTAATTATCATCAACATTTATTGATTCGCCTTCATAACATCTCGGCTTATTGTTTTCAATTATTTTTATATATATATTTTGATAATCATAGCTATTTATACATATCAATTGACCCTCGCCTGCAGCACCCTTTATATCATTTAATTTTAAATTAAAGAATACGGCAAGCTCATTTATTATAGCATTCTCGCTGTTATCCTTGCTATTCCTGAGATTATCTATTTCAACAGTAATATTACTCAAATTATATCCGTATATGCTGGGATTAAAAGGAAATCTATGTATTTTCGGCGTATCATCTATAGATACGAGGAAATCTCGCATATCATTATCTTTGTTCCATTTAAAGTGCTCTATATTCGCACGATTATCTTGTTTCTCAAAAGAGGATATTAGCATCTTCAACGAGGGCGATTTTAAAAAGCTTGATATTTTGTATTTATCCACTATATTTTTTTCATATATGATATGCTTGTAGTTCTCATCGCCCACCTTTATATCCTCGCTCGTCATAATAATATTCTTTGCGGGCATATCTTGTTCCTTTAAATTATCATCGGCTCCGCAGGCTCCGCTATCGCAATATTTTTCTATTATAGTATCATCATCATCATCATCATCATCTTCCTCGCTTTTGCTTTTGTCTTTCTTGATATTTATTAGTAAATCATAATATATAATTATTAATAATACAATAAGTATGCCAAACAATAAACTTACAGAATAAATTAAATTTTCCATAATATATATTCTTATTCTAATATATCTTAATAAAAACAAACTTTATATTTATCTATAAATATATATAAGAAATATTATTGTATTATAATTTATACAATATGGAAGGTTTAAACATAAATAATATGGATTTAATGGCATTTCTCAATAGTATGAACAAGGTATCAAAGGCTGACAAAAAGAAGAAGAGTAAAAAGTGCGTTATTAAAGAGTGCAAGGAATCGCACGATTCCGAAAATGTTGCTGTAAATAAAGATATTGACGAATGTTGTGAAATTAAGGAAGAAAGCGAAACAGACGCCGGTTCCGAAGAACAAGAGAGCAAAAAGAGAACTAAGAGAGAAAAAAAGGTAGACCGAGATGAAGAAGAAGACGAAGATAGCGATGATGATGATGACAGCGACGAAGATGATGACGATGACGACGAAGATGATGATGACGATGATGATGATGACGACGATGACGACGATGATGATGATGATGACGATGATGACGATGATGACGATGACGATGACGATGACGATGACGACGACGAAACAAGAGACCTTGATATATTGACAAATGAGAAATTGTATAATATGCTAAATACCTTCTTTGTTGATGAATATGGCGTAACGATAGCTACATCAATGTCAAATATTTCATACGAGCTACATAACCTAAATAAAAATCTAAGTAAATTATTAAAGAGCAAAAAATAAGCAATTGGGATGTATAATAATTATAACAAAGAAGATAACTGTTGGCTATGTAAGAAATGCAATAAATATATAAATAATTGCATAGATATAGACCATCACAATAATATAGAACATCCTAATTTTGAAGATAAATATACGAAATCCTGGTATATTTATGGTAAAAAGGGGCTATCACCATATGATTGATATGCAAATCAAATAAACGAAGACCACAATTTTTTTTCCAATTTATGATTAACGCACTTATCATCTTTTAAATACAATCCATAGCGTCCCATATGTAATTTAAACGGCTTTCCGGAATGAATGACGGCTTTTGGTAGCGAAGAGATAAATGCTAAATCGGCATCATTTAAATCGTCAAAAGCCTTCTTTTTCCATTTTAAATAAGAATCAATATTCGTATAAGAATTGCTGCTTTTATTGTAATAACAGGGGCCGTAGCGGGTCGTAATAAATCCATCCTTATACTCTGTCTTATTCTTTTGTCCGCCAGAGCCGGCTCCCGATGAAGAAGCAGGCAAGGTTTGAAGAGACTTTGATATTTTTGAATATATATCATCTAAGATATTTTTCTTATTATTCTTCATATTAATTATATCATCAAGGTCATCCTCCATTTTGGATGTAAACTTTAAATCGCATAGATATGGCATAACATCAAATATATACTCTATTACATTAATCCCCAGCTCAGTCGGTATCAATAAATCCTTACTATTTCCTCCCAAGTTTATCTTCTTATTTTCTGTTACAATATCGTCGCTCTTGTTCTTTTTGATGAAGCTCGTTATATTATATTCTTGCTGAGGGTTCTTCCCAATTTCAACGTATTTTTTTTCCAGCAACTTATCTATAATTGAAGCATATGTAGAAGGCCTCCCGATACCCTCCTTCTCTAATTGTTTAATCAATTGAACTTCGTTATATAGCGAAGGGATATTATCAATAAATCCATTTGATTTATATTCATACGAATAACACACCGGATTATTATCAAGCATCTTTTTAAACTCTTCATAATCCTCTGTTTTCTCCCCATATACAATCTTGAATCCCTCAAATGTCATAAACGACTTGGTACTCTTAAATAAATACTCCTTATTTTCACTAAGCGAAGAAGTCATAAGCATTACTATATCTGTATAAATCGCATCACTCATAAGAGATGCAAGCGTCCTCTTCCTTATCATATCATATAGCTTATCGTGATTAGCTGATAGCGAGCCTGTGCCATTACAAGATATGATGTTTGGATTTGTTATTCTAATGGCCTCGTGAGCTTCTTGGGCATTATTGATTTTTGATTTGAAATTCCTATATTTAGCATACTTGCACTCGCCGGCTCCAGCTCCGGCTCCAGCGCAAGCGTCATATGTATTTTTAATGTAGTTTATAATAATATTCTTGGCATCATTAGATATGATTACGGAATCTGTGCGGATATAAGAGATTAGGCCATTTTCATATAAATCCTGAGCGTATTTCATAGTAATTTTGGCATTCCATTTGTATTTATTATAACAATCTTGTTGCATTGATGTAGTAGTGTAAGGAGGTGGCGGAGATACTGTGTGATTTTTTACATCGTATTTAATAGAATATTTTACATTAGTTTTGAGTTTTTCCATAATACTCCTCGCTATCTCAGCAGTATCTATGTTATCGTGGTTTATCAGAGAGCCCACAAGAGAACTCTTTTTGTCCTTTTTGTCAAATATAAACTTACACTCAATATTCCACCTCTGTAAGATTTCGCTATTTAATATTTTATTGCGCTGATTTATGCACATAATTAATGCAGCATTTTGTACTCTCCCAGAGCTCAAATAATTTTTATTGAACTTAGACCATAATATAGGAGATACTTTGTATCCTATCATTCTATCAACAATTCTTCGCGTTTCCTGGGCGTTGACAATATTCAAATCAATCTCTCGGGGATTGCTGATAGCCGCCTTTACAGCCGTTTCAGTAATCTCATTAAAAGAAATGCGATAGCACTTCTTATTTTTAATTAAATCAGCAATAGAATCTTTGATATTATAGGCAATCGTCTCACCTTCTAAATCAGGGTCAGTTGCTATATAAATGATATCCGATTTTACTACACCCTCCCTAATATTGCTTATAACCTTAGGATTCGTCTTGATATAATCTAAAGCCCAAGTAGTCGTGTCAAAACCCAACTTATCTTTTGGCAAATTGTAAATATGACCTGAAGAATAGGTAACGATTACATTCTTATCGTTGAGATATTTTTTAATAGTATTAGTTTTCGTAAAGCTCTCTACAATAACCAACCTTTTCATAACAATACACTCTATAATTATTCTGTGTATCTGCGTAAATCATTTTTTATATATTATATATTTAATAATGGACGCTAAGATAAATACTTATACATTAAAAAATGGTATTAAGGTTTTGATAGTACCGCTTAAAACCAAACTGACATTCCTATCAGTATCTATGTTGCTAGGTTCGCGGCACGAAAAGAATCACAAAGGAAATCT